GGTTATTCGCACCTCGTTTGATCTCTAGTCATGAAAACTTTGTAAGGGGGTTGTAAATTGTTGAATCAGAAGGATATTGCAGAGCATCTTGACCTTAGCCAGCAGGCGGTTAGCGCCATGCTTGAGCGGCTTGAGATCGACTGGAAAGCTGCGGATCTGTCTGATATTCGAGTTTCGTACATTCGCCACCTTCGCGAACAGGCAGCTGGTCGTGCAACTCTTGGAAATCTTGACCTGGCAACAGAGCGCGCTGGCCTCGCCAAAGCCCAGCGCGAGCGCATTGAAATGCAAAACGCAGTTACTCGCAACGAACTGGCCCCCGTCATCCTGATTGAAGAAGTTTTAACCAAGGCATCAGCAAAAGTCGCTGGAATATTCGACGCCATCCCCGGCATGGTCCGCCGCCGCTTCCCAGCGCTGACCGCTGATGTCATTGACGAGATCGCCAGTGAGATAGCGCGGGCGAGAAATATTGTGGCCAGCATCTCACTGGCCGATCTTGACGACGCAGATCCCGAGTCGGACCAACCCGAATCAACCATTGACGCCTGAAAATGGACCTGTCCGAGCCCACCCGCTTTTCCATCCCCGCGCTCACCAAGCACATTGAGCGCGGCTTGGGGTCGTTCGGCGTTCCCGAGCCGATGTCGCTTGACGAGTGGGCCTGCGAACATTTCTATCTTTCCGCAGAATCCTCCTACGTTGAGCAGAAATGGAATCCGTGGTGGTTTCAAAAACCTATCATGTGCTGCATTTCAAATGATGATATTTACGAAATTGACTGGCGCAAGTCCGCCCGTACTGGGTACACCAAAATCATCACGGCAGCGATGGCCTACAATGCCAAGCACAAGCGCCGCAACCAGGTCATGTGGCAGCCGACCGATGACGACCGAGACGAGTTCGTCAAGACCGAACTGGAGCCGATGCTTCGCGACGTGAAGTGCATGCAGGAAGTATTTACGGCGCACCTGGCCAGAAACAAAGACAACACGCTGCAGGCCAAAAAGTTTCTCGGCTCTATCCTCCACCTCAAAGGCGGAAAAGCCGCCAAAAACTACCGCCGCATCTCCGCCGATGTGGCCTACCTGGACGAATACGACGCCTTCGACAGCAACATCGAAAAAGAGGGTGATGCCGGTGGTCTGGCTGCCAAGCGCGTCGAAGGCGCCACCTTCCCAAAGATGGTTTTCGGCAGCACCCCAAAGCTCAAAGGCTTTTCAAACATTGAAAAACGCGAGCGCGATGCAGAAATATTCCTGCAGCCCCACATTCCCTGCCCGGAATGTGGCGAATTCCACCCGCTAACCTGGGGCGGAAAAGACGAGCCGCACGGCCTCAAGTGGACCGATGATGACCCGGAAACGGTCCGCCATCTCTGCCAACACTGCGGCGCGCTGATCGATCAGGCCGCTTACCTGAAAATTTCAGCAGCTCACACAGGCCGCTACCAAGCCGAAGACGGAACCACCCTCGATCTTGCCGGCGTTTTCAGAAACCCCCAAGGTGAAATCATCCGCGCCCCGCGCCATGTTGCATTCCACGCCTGGAGCGCCTACAGCCCCAACGTATCATGGGAAAATATCGTCCGTGAATTCCTCGGCGCCGTGCGTGAATCGGGCGAAGGGAAAAAGGAAAAATTACAGACCTTCACCAATACCACTCTGGGCGAATACTGGTCCGAAGCGTTTGAAAAGTCCGATGAAAACGAACTCCGGGCACGCGCCGAACCCTTTCCCCTGGAGCGCTGCCCCATGGGCACGCTGCTGCTGCTCGCCGGCATTGATACCCAGCCCAACCGGCTTGAGTGCCAAGTCTGGGGCTATGGTAAAGGCTGTGAAAAATGGACTATTGCCGACCGTGTATTTTTTGGCAACCCTGACGAAGATGAGGTATGGGAAGACCTCGAGGAATTCCTCTTTGAAACAGAATTCCCCCATGCCGCCGGCACTACCCTGCGCATTTCCGGCGCCGCTATAGATAGCCGTGGCCACAATACCCACGCCGTCTACAACTGGGCAGCCAAGCATGCCCGTAAAAAGGTATTCGCCATCGCCGGTCGCTCCGGCCGTGAAAAGCATATCAAGGATGGCACGACAAAAGTCGATATCGACTGGCGCGGTCGACTGCGTAAAAATGGCCTGATTTTGTGGTGGGTGGGCACCAACCACGCCAAAGACTTGATCTATGGACGCCTGCAGATCACCCGCCCCGGCCCTGGCTATATCCATTTCAGCGATGAGCTGAGCGACGAATGGTTCAAGCAATTCACTGGCGAGGCGCGCACCACCCGCCGCAGTCAGCGCGGGAGCGAGGAGTCATCCTGGACAGCCACCCGCAAGCGCGTCGAAAAATGGGACTGCACGGTATACGCCGTCTGGCTGGAAACACATTTCGAGCTGGCCAAGAAGAGCGCCAAATTCTGGGACGACCTGGCGGCAAAGGTGCAGCCAGCAGTTGGCGATCTCTTCGCCCAACCGCAAACCGTCACGCACATCCCAGAACCCCCACAAAAACCAGCGGCGCCCGCCCACCCGCGCCAGCGCCCAACTCACCCTGCATTCCCCAAACCCAACATTGGATGGTAGCCCCGTGGATTTCCTCGCCTTTGTCCTAGATCTGATCGCCGCCGAAACCAACATCCCGCGCGAACAATTCAAGTCCCTCGAGCGCAAGCTGCGGGTCGAACATGGTGGCGACCGCCACTACATCGCCAGCGCCCTCGCCATGGAAGTGCAAGAGCGTCATGCTGCCGTCTGGGCAGGATTGCGCAAAGGCCAAACCCCGCGCGAAATCTCCGAATGCACTGGCCTGTCGCCCCGCCGCGTGCAGCAAATCATCGCGCGAACTCCCATGCCTTAAACGTTTCGCGCCCGGCGCGTAAAAGGTGGCATGGCCACTACCGTACCCACCTCCATCCCGGCAAGCGTGCGCGCCGGCGATACCGTCACCTGGTCGCGCAATTTAGCCGACTACCCGGCCTCCGCCGGCTGGGACATCACCACCACACTGGTCAAAGCCGGCGCCAAAATCACCATCGTCTCCGCCGCCGCCGGTGACCTGCACCAATCCACCGTCGCCGCCGCCATCACCGCCACCTGGGGCGCTGGCAACTACGCCTACCACGAGCGGGTCAGCAATGGCAGCGAATCCTACAGCGTCGGCAGCGGCCTGCTCGACATCCTGCCCGACTACGCCGGCACCAGCCCCGGCGGGCTCGACGCCCGCTCCCATGCCCAGCGCACCCTGGCCGCGCTCGAAGCGTGGATCGAAGCGCGCGACATCGGCGTCGCTGAATACGAAATTGCCGGGCGCCGCCTGAAAACCATCCCCATCCCGGATCTGCTCAAGCTGCGTGACCGCTATCGCCAGGAGGTCCGCGCGCAATCCGGCAGCAACGGCGGCGGCCGCTCCGGTCGCATCTATCTGAGGTTTTAATGGGCATCGTCCAACGCATCACGCAGGCCGTAAAAGCCTTTCGCCAGCCCGCGCAAGCGCGTGGCTTTGCTGCCGCCCAACTCAATCGCCTGACCTCGAGCTGGCAAGTAACGCAGGAAAAAATAAACGACGAGATCCGCAACGACCTCGACGCCCTGCGCAACCGCTCGCGCGCGCTGGAAAACAACAACGACTTCGCTCGCAACTACCTAGACATCGTCGAAACCAACCTCATCGGCCCCGATGCGCCGCGCCTCGTCTCGCTAGTCGACAACGCGCCCGGCGCCCCGGATGATGGCGCCCGCGTCGCCATTCAAAACGCCTGGTCCGACTGGTCGCAACGCGAAGTCTGCGAAGTCTCCGGCGGCTACTCTTTCGCCGAAATCTGCCAGACCATCGCCCGTGGCACCGCCCGCGATGGAGAATGCCTCGTCCTGCCGATAATCGGCCCGGAATCCGGCAACAAATACAACTACGCCCTGCGCATCATCGACGTTGATCGCCTCGCCACCTGGCACAACCGCCTGGCCGGGCAGGGTCAAAACGCCATTGTCGCTGGCGTCGAAGTCAACGCCCACGGCAAGCCGGTCGCCTATCACTACACCACCGGCTCGCTGCACAACAGCAACCGCAGCGCTCAGCGCGTCGACGCCTCAGCCGTGCTACATCGCTTTATCAACACCCGGCCCGAGCAACGCCGTGGCATCCCTTGGATGCACGCCAGCATGCTATCCATGCACTACGCCGGCGAATTCGCGCTGTCGGCGCTAATGGCCGCCAAACATGGCGCCGACCACCTCGGCTTTTTCGTCACGCCAGACGGCGCTGCGCCAATGATCGGCAACGAGGCCAGCGACGAATCCGGCGCCCGCATCACCACCAGCGCGCCCGGCACCTGGGACACCCTGCCGGACGGCACCGACATCCGCGTCGTCGAAAGCAAATACCCCAATGAGGTTTTTGGCCCGTTTCTAAAATCCGCATATCAGCGCATGGCCAGCGGCCTGCCGGGCGCCAGCTACCCAGAACTGTGCAACGACTACGAAGCCGTTAACTTTTCCAGCATCCGCGCTGCCGTGCTTTCGACGCGCGACGAGTGGAAGAAAAAACACAAATGGTTCGCCGCTGCCTGGCTTGAGCCAATATTCAAAGAATGGCTGCGCCAGTCGCTATTCAATGGTGCCATTGCCCTCGCCAACGGCAGCCCATTGCCCGTCGTAAAAATGGACAAATTCGCCGCCCACGCCTGGCAATTCCGTGGCTGGTCATGGGTCGACCCGCTTAAAGACATTCAGACCGCGAAAGAGGGCATCGATCTCAAAATCACCAGCCGCACCCGAATCGCCGCTGAAATGGGCCGCGATATCGAAGACGTATTCGACGAGCTGCAGCAAGAAGAAAAGCTGGCGGCGAAATACGGGCAAAGCCTGGCGCCACCCATCAATACCCCGGAAGCGATCCCGGTAAAACAACCCAAGGAATAAACCATGGCCAACGCAATTTATTCGAAGTACAAAGAAGCCTGCATGAAGGGTGGTGCCAATATCGACTTGGACACAGGCACAGTCAGGTGCGCGCTGGTCGACACCGCCACCTACACCTTTTCCGACACCCACGAATTTCTATCCTCGCTTTCCGGCGTTGTTGGTACGGCACAGGCTATCGCCAACACCACTGTGGGTGTCGTTGCTGCCGCAGTGTTTGATGGAGATAACGTCACCTATACCGCCGTTAGCGGTGCCTCGGCCGAAGCCCTGGTGATCTACATCGACACCGGCTCCTCAGCCACCTCGCGCCTGGTCGCCTACATCGACACCGGCGTCACCGGCCTGCCAGTCACCCCGAATTCAGGTGACATTGCAATTACGTGGGACGCTTCTGGCATTTTCAAACTGTAATCATGCCTACTCCATCGTATAAGAATCGCGTTGGTGTTGCTTCTGCTACTACAGGCACTGGAACGCAAACGCTAGGGGCCACTGAATCTGGTTATCAAGGCTTTGCTGCCGGAGATGATGGTAAATATTTTGATGTGGTCATTGAGGATGGCACAGCCTGGGAAGTAGCGCGAGACTGTTTATATACTCACTCCGGCACAACGCTAAGTCGCGGAACACTAGAAGCA